CTTAAAGGAGCATAACCTATGTTTAACTGGACTGTATCAGCAATGGACTACACCGTGTCACAAGACGGACACACCAACGTAGTCAACACCGTACACTGGCGCTGTTCAAAGGAAGACGGAGACAACTCTGGATCATCCTACGGCACAGCAGGGCTTGAGGCTCCTAGTGGTACGTTTGTCGAGTGGGCTGACATCACCGAAGATATGGCTGTGGGCTGGGCTAAGGCCGCAATGGGTGACGAGCAGGTTGCCGCTGTTGAGGCTAGCATCGACGCACAGATTGCAGAGCAAGCTAATCCTACGTCCGGCACTGGCGTGTCTTGGTAAGATAATGGATGGATCCTCTATCACTTATTGCTATGGCGTCTACAACCTTCAAAGGCATACAGACGCTAGTAAACAGAGGTGCTGAGATTGAACACGTTGCTCAGAAGCTGGGGCAGTGGTACAGCTTTGCGTCTGACATCAGACAAGCAGAAAAAGAAGCTGAGAGTCCCGGCGTCTTCAAGAAGTTATTCGACGGAGAAACCGTAGAGCAACAAGCACTCAACAGTGTTATAGCTAAGAAGAAACTAGAGGAACAAGAGAAACAGATAAGGGAACTCATTGTGTGGTCATACGGCGTTGAGACTTACCAAGAGATGATAATGCTCAGACGTAAGATCAAGGCACAACGAGAAGAAGTTATCTATAAACAGAGAAAGAGACAACGGATGCTACTAGACACTTTCTTAGTATCCATAGCCGCTATCGTAACGTCAGGCATCATATACGGTACGATGGTAATTATCAAGGGTGCATGAGGATGGCAGATCAAGGGATGAAAGAGGTAATGGATACGGTTTCTGTAGCAACAGGTGTTGGTGCTTTGGCTGGCGTACTGCCTTCCTTGGCTGCGTTGTTTACACTCGTGTGGACAGGTATACGTATCTGGGAAACAGACACGGTGCAAAGCTGGCGTAACAGGAGTAAGTCGTAGGTGTGGCAAGCGTTAATTAGTCCTCTTGCTGGACTCGCTAAGACTTGGTTGACTAACCGTCACGAGCAGTCACAAGCAAAACATGCAGCCACAATGCAGGTTATACAGAACACTGCTACGTGGGAACAACACATGGCACAGGCTAGTGCATCCTCGTGGAAAGACGAGTGGTTCACAGTAGTCCTAAGTGCGCCTGTAATAGCAATTATGTGGGGCGTAGGTATGAACGATCTTGATATTATTGGTCGCGTAGGCGTTGCCTTTGCAGAGCTAGATAGACTACCTGAGTGGTATCAATATCTTTTGTACGTTGCAGTCACAGCCAGCTTTGGCATACGTGGTGCTGACAAGCTGATGCAGCTAAAGGGTAAGTAAGCTATGGCTATTAGTTCAAATAGAGGACTTTTTAGCGGTTTAACAGATAAGGAGGTTCTTAATGACTCCATTATCGCGGAAACGCCGTCAGCCGATAATTCTACGCTAGGCGCTGACGATCCTAACATTAACCTAACGGACACAGAAAGCGGAGATAAGGGCTGTCCTGAAGGTTACATTTATAATGAAAAAGGTGAGTGCATTGCGTACGACGGACCAATGGGCGACCCTCGTAAGCAAAAGACAATTGGAGAGGACGGTCACTTTTACAATGAGGCTGGCGTTCGTGTTTACTACTGGGCACCTCCGTTCGAGACAGGCGAAGAAGGCGGTGAAAACTACCAAGGGTCTACTACTGCAGGAATCGGGGAAAACCCCGGAGGTTACTACACTGAAGAGGAGATTAAAAAGTACTGGGACAGTGGCTCTATGTCCACGTTCCAGAGTCAGAATGATCTAGATTGGGATACCTATTGGGAATACATTAGCGAACGGCAGAGTTACATTGAGTCTGGAGAGTTAGTAGATCCTACGAACTTTATGACCGCTGCAATAAACAGCAACAGGAATCCGTGTACAGGGCTAACTGGACGCGATGAAGAAATTTGTAGGGCACGTACGGACGTAGCAATACAGCAAGATTCTCTGGCGAGTATGGAAAAGTGGCTGGCTAGCGATATTAATGCACAGCTTATGGAAAAGTACGGCATTGTTGGATCGTACACTAACGGCGACGGAGACAAGTACCTCTGGAACGGCTCAACGTACGTCCGTACTTACGAAGCCCCCGGCGTAGATTGGGGAGCTATTGTCGCGGGTGTAATGGTTGGCGGTTTTACTGGTGGTGCAGTGGGTCCCGGTATTGCTGGTGCTTTAGGTGGCGGTGCTGGTGCTGGTGCGGCTGCAGGGGCTATATCCTCTATGTTGGGTCAGGCAATCCTCACTGGTGAAATAGACCCATCTAAAGTTCTTCAGTCAGCACTTTTAGGAGGCGTTGGTGGTTTTTTTGACGACCTAATAGCGGCTGATCCCGGCACTTACGGCGGGTGGATAGTAAACGGAGAAGTGGTAGGCACTGCGGGTACTTGGGCTATTGAAAAGGGCCAGATGCTCGCAGATATTCTTGGGATATCTCAGGACAGCGCCCTTTCTATTATAGAAGGAATACTAACCGGAGTAATAAAAGGAGAAGATCTAGAGGGTATTGTGCTCAACGCTGTAGGATCTTGGGGAACAGAAAAGATACAATCCTACATCACTGACCTACTAGGTGAGTCTGGTATTGACGTTAGTAACTTTTTCAGAGAAGGAGAAACTAACATATCCACCGATTCCATCAACGGTCTTGTTGGGGTCGGTATACAGGCGTTGATAGACGGTGGAATGAGTACTACTGATGCTGTTAAAGCACTTTACGACTACTTCAACGACGGTGGCTCTTTAGACTTCTTGTGGCCTGCTCTTGAGGGCTTAGATTGGGCATCACTAACCGCAATAGGTGGAGTTTTAGGTGATCCCTGTTCAGAAGACAGCCCAATCAGCTTTTTGTGTAACTTAGATTTACCTGATGGCTGTCCTGAGTGGTTACAAAATGAAGATGGTGAGTGCCCTAGTGCAGACATTTCACTACCTGAGTGCGCCGAAGGTTTAGAGTGGGACGAGGCGCTAAAACAGTGTATTCCTATACCAAACCCGTGTGGAGAAGGTCTAATATGGGACGCCGATCTAGGGGAGTGCGTACCTGAAATACCTGAAGTCTGTCCCGAAGGATTCATAGACAACGGAGACGGCAAAGGGTGTGTTAAGATCCCCGATGTTCAGTGTCCCGAAGGTTGGGACGTTGATGAAGACGGCGTTTGCATAGAGCCTCCTCAAGTTTGTGATGATGGCTATTCTTGGAATCCTGCACTAGAGAAATGCGTACCTGATATTCCTGAAGTTAAGTGTCCCGAAGGTTGGGACGTTGATGAAGACGGGGTTTGCATAGAACCTCCCGTAGTCTGTGGCGAGGGCTACGAATGGGATCAAGATTTAGGAGAATGCGTCACGATTGAGGTAGACATCACCTGCCCTGAGGGATTTCAACGTGACGATCTATCTGGTGAATGTGTTGAAATTGAAATTCAGTGTCCCGAAGGTTGGGATATAGACGAAGACGGGGTTTGCATAGAACCTCCCACAGTTTGTGGCGAAGGGTACTCTTGGGATCCAGATTTACGAAAGTGTCTCCCAGATCAGGAGCCTTGTCCTGAAGGCACAGAGCGTAATGTTTTTGGTCAATGTGTAAAGCCCGATTGTCCGTCTGGCTACGAGCGTGATGAAAACGGTGAATGTGTCAAGACAGAAGATATTGACAGCCCAAGTACTGACATAGACTTGCCTCCCGTATCTAGTAAAAAAACAGCAGTCAAGGGCTTTACCGCAGAAGCGCCAAAAATTTCTATGGGTATACAAAGCGATCCTACGCTTTTAGCTGGTCGCTCTTTTCCAATTACAGATTACTTAGCAGGACTCTTTACTGGCACTGGAGGCGGTAGAGCATGACATATTTAAACTTAGTAAACAACGTCCTCAGACGTTTACGTGAAGAAGAAGTGTCCAGCGTTACTGCCAACACGTACAGCAAGATGGTAGGTGACTTTGTAAACGACGCTAAGAAGATGGTAGAGGATGCTTGGGATTGGTCAGCACTCAGGACTACCCTGACGGTTACTACGTCTGCTGGTATTTTTAACTACGTGCTAACTGGATCACAGAACAAGATCAAGGTGCTCGACGTAATCAACGATACCTCAAACATCTTTATGCAGTACCAGACTCAGCACTGGTTTAACAATAAGTACTTGAATCAAGACCCCGTGTCAGGCTCACCTGAGTACTACACGTACAACGGTGTTGACTCCAGTGGTGACACTCAGGTAGACATCTATCCTAAGCCTGACGGTGTGTACAGCCTGAGATTCAACTGTACGCTCAGGAACCCTGAGTTAAGCTCTGACACAGATGTGTTGTTGATTCCTAGTCAACCTGTGATTCACTTAGCAGTAGCATTACTAGCGCGTGAGCGTGGCGAGACAGGCGGTACATCAGCACCTGAGTACTTTGGTATTGCTGATAAGTTTTTGTCTGATGCGATTGCTATGGACGCTCAGAAGCACCCTGAAGAAACCATCTGGTACACTCCGTAGGAGCCTGACGTATGGCACAGCCGCTACAAAGTATTAACCTAGTTGCTCCAGCGTTCAAAGGTGTCAACACAGAAGACTCGCCTATCGCGCAGGATCCTTCTTACGCTGACGTTGCTGACAACGCAGTGATTGACAAGCGTGGACGTATTGCTGCACGTAAGGGTATCGACGTAATCACTACTGACAAGACAGAGTTAGGTTCAGACTACGTACACAAGATCCACTACTTCTACGATGACGCAGGTAACGAGGTAGTGTTCAGCGCAGGTAACAACAAGATAATGACAGGGACAACTACCCTGACTGATGTTACTCCTGCAGCTTACACTATTACAACTAACAACTGGAAGATTGTAAACTTTAACGACAAGGCGTACTTCTTCCAACGTGGGTACGATCCTCTGGTGTACGACAACGCTACAGGACTACGCACGTTTACTGTTGCTAACGGTGGGGCTACTGCAGCAACCCTCAAGTGTCACGAGGCTCTGGCAGCTTACGGACGACTGTGGGTAGTAGACAACGCAACAGACACACAAACGATTTACTGGTCTGATCTTTTGATAGGTTCAGACTTCACTGGTGGTTCCAGTGGTTCTATAGATGTATCTAAGGCTTGGCCTGATGGGTACGACGAAGTTAGAGCGTTGGCAGCACACAACAACACTCTGATTATCTTTGGTAAGCACAGCATACTTGTGTACGGAGGAGCCTCTAGTCCAGCTAATATGGCTCTGGTTGACACGGTAGCTGGCGTTGGGTGCATCTGTAGAAACTCTGTCCAGCACATCGGCACAGATGTTTTGTTTATGTCTAACACAGGACTCAGGAGTTTAGGACGTACTATCCAAGAGAAGTCACTGCCTATATCTGACCTGAGTCTAAACGTAAAGACTGAGATTATTAGTTTGATTAACAACAGGACGTTACCTACGGCATCTGTGTACAGCCCTGAGAACTCTTTTTACGTTATCACGTTCCCAGATCAACTTACGGCGTACTGCTTTGATCTAAAGGGTAGGCTAGAGAACGGTGCGTACAGGGTTACTAGGTGGACTTCTATTCCACACAAGTCGTTTGAAGTTAAAACTGACGGTACGTTGTACATAGGAACAACTGACGGAATAGGGACGTACTCAGGTTACGTAGACAACACAACAGCGTACCGCTTTAGGTACTACAGTCCGGGTCTGACGTTTGGTGATCCTGCTAAAACAAAGTTGCTCAAGAAACTCAGGCCGACTCTGGTTGGTGCTACAGGCGCAACAGTGTTTATGAAGTGGGCTTACGATCTGGCTACGGACTTTAAAACCTACGAGTTTACTGTAGGCAACCAAGTACCTGCGTACTACGGTGTTGACGAGTTTGCTATCGGTGAGTTTACTGGTGGTGAACTTACGACTAGAAACTCTGTTCAAGCAACAGGTAACGGAAGTATTATTACGATAGGACTAGAAGCTGACATT